TGGAAGGGTATTTAGAAATACAAAACTAGAAGTGCATACAAACCCTGCACGGAATAAAGAAACAGATTTATTAGTTTTTCCTGGAAAATGAACGAGAGCTCAACACTGCTGGGTGTGGGGTACCTGCAGCAAGCTTGGGTGTCAACTGACACATCTTGAGTTGGTTCACTATGATCCGGGTGTTCAATTGGACACAACAATTGTTATTAGGCACCTAGTTTGAACGAAACAACACGTTCAAACTGCCTTACAACGGCACTACTTTTTGTAGGCATTCGTTGCAGTGGGTGGACGCTCAGAATTCGCTGCCACAAACGTCCAAGAGCCTGGTTCAGCAGATGGAGGTGGAGTGGGTGGAATAATGGCGCTGGAGGAGGACGATCCAACGGCAACGGCAAGAGCCGGTGCAGTGTAGACCTCGGTGGGTCCGAGCTCCGAAAGGGCTATAGTAAACTCCATAACCAGCATACCGTACTGGGTAGAGACAGCGGTGGCCGTGTTGCTACAAATCAACAAGGTTCCTTGGATAGACTGAGAGGCTATTAGGGAAGTTGCGATTGTGCCAGGCGTTTCGCCGAAATACCATTTGGACTTGTCCAAAAAGGGAGTTACATCTAAGGTGAAATTCTTCCACACTGGACCAAAGACAGAAGCTTCGAAATTAGCGAAGTTCATGACCGTTGATCCAAGCACAGAAGTTGTAATAACTTCCGGGTCGTAGGCAAAAGCGACGGGGAAGTTCATGGTGGTGGCCACAGCCAAAGGAACATAGTGGAATTTCAGCGTTCGGAATGAATATTTTCTGAACGGTTGGGACATAACTGAAATTGGACATGCTCCAGAGGGAATGCTGTAGCCGCTATTTTGACAGCAAATTCGAGGGTTGCAATACAATGCGGTGCCTTGGCCGCCGGCGATATCCTGGAAAAGGAGACCACCGCCGCCATTTGACGCAATGTTTTGAATTGCACAATGACCTTCGAAAATGTGTGCAGTAGAACCTAACACGGTGTGGGTTCCTAATCCACGCCATGCTTTGTTGCTTCCATACATAACAGTTCCAGCGGTTGCTGGGAGGTTAGTGTGGTTGCCGACTGTTCGGTTCCAACCGCCATCGGCGTTGCGGCGGTTGTTATGGTGGGGTGCTTTCTCTTTGCGATTTCTTTTCGCTGGGCGCGATTTACTATTATGTTTTGGAGGCCCTGGATTAGGCTCGACACCGACCAGTCCGTCAACGGTGGGATTACCACTGCGCCTTCGGACTCCGGTAGACGGGAAGAGAGGTTTCGAAAAAGAAAGTTGTGGCCCTGAAGTTGTAGTGTAAGCAACTCGTGCTGGGAGATTGGAAAGCATATCGACCAATGGTGGTGGGGCTCGGATACTTCCAATAACAGAATTAACGACACCTGTAGAGCCGAGGGTGTTGTATTCGCGTCCGTAATAAGAGGAACTACGGATGCCACGAGCGTTTTCATAAACAAAGGGCTGCGCTCTGTCGGAACTAGAGACAGCATCAAAGCCGCTTTTTGTTGAACGGTGATGCGAGCGCAAAAATTGAGTTGATGGTTGAATATCCCGCGGTGTGTACATGTCGCGTGTATGGTCGTGATGGACGACGGGACCGCGACGAACAGCTGGGACATCTTCTTGAAAGGGTGAGATTAATTGCATGAACTAAAAGAATAGAAAATAAGAATTAATAGAATAAAAAGGACTGGGTAACAACTCCAGTAAGCTAAAATAATGATTTGGTGTTAATCAGCGATAGCCACACGCTTTCAAGGGCATCTAGAATAGCACAGGGTCTAGAATAATACGCTGTCATTCGGAAAGGTAGCAGTTGTAGGCTGCATTTGACCGAAACCTGGGAGTGGCGCTGATCTCAGTCAGCGCCACGGAAATTAAAACCGAGCACGGTCACTAGCATGCTGGCTATCAGGGTCCAAATCATCACGGCTATCAGATACCGCAGCGCAATCGATCCAAGCTTGCAAGTCGGCGTCACGATTAGGATCGTGAACGGCAACAGCAAAGGTATCGAAAGTCTGTTCGTAAATATCTGTTTCCAATAAAGAAGGAGGGACATAAAGCTCAGCAGCGTCAGATGGAATACGATGACCATACGGGTCGTCGGACTTCACCTCAATGACGTGGTCAGTAGACAATTGACTGGTTAACGAAAGCGCATCGACAAATGGTGCTGAAGGCATAACCTTGCGCCAATTGGTGGACTTTACCTCATAGGGCTCTGGATTTGGTAAAACGGGCTCATCATCTTCAAATTCATCCTTAAACCATACTTCATCAGCAACACCGTCTATGACAGCTGCTTTGGCTAAAGGAACAAAATCACAAAATGCTGGAAGTGAGGAGATGGAAGCCAACATGGCATCATATTCTTTCTCATCACCTTCTGTAAGACCGTAAACTTCTCGGAGCATTATCCAAGTGTTGTCATTAGGCTCGCAATATTGGGAAACGCGGTGAGTGTTAACCGCTGAAGCCTTAGCTTCAACACCGGCTGTAAGCCGTAACATGTGTTTGACAATAGTGCGCAAAAACGGGATGCCATTATAATCGCGTTGTCGCCCAAGGGCGTCGCCGCGAACATATTTCAAGTAGCCAATGGCCGGATTGCGGTCAGGCGTGGCATTGATATAGTATCCAATTTTGCTGTAGACCCTTCCAATCATGGGCGCGAGAATATAAATCTCACGGCCTTTAGAATCTGTGACTGGGAAGAATCTGGCAGAGCAATAAGTTGCGAAATGTAGTACACGAGCGCCGAAGTGGAACTTGGGCTTATAATCAAAGCCCAATTTCAACATCATTCCGGCGACATCCCAGTTTTTAAGAGTAAACTCATTGGCAGCTAGGAGGTCGTCATCACCGGTGACAGCTTGTATAATGGATTTCAACGCTTCAGCCGCTGAGATGTTGTTGTGCACGCAATAACAAAACAGCTTAGCCAAGGCATCAAACATGGAATTGCCAACCGTAGTTTGGGGATCGCCACTATGACGAGTTCCACTAACAGTATAGTTAATTCCAAATTTTGCAACACCTTCAGTGAACACCGATTCCTTGTGAAACTTTTTGACTGTTTCAGAGGCACCGGCACGACTAAAGATTTCACGTTCAAGGTCATGGCAAAGTTCGTGAAATTTGGAATCGAACTTGCCCTGATCGCCTTCCCCTAAACCAACAACGGGGATTTCCATCATGTTTGAAAACATTTCGCCTAATTCTTCGGCACTACCGCCGGAGGCGAAAATCAATCCACGTTTATTTTTAATGGACCAAATGGTTTTCAATCGCTTTTGGAAAGCATGCACAAATGGCCCCATAATCACATTGAAATGTGGTGAGGCACTTTGGATGCAGCGAGGAGTGAAGCTGGGAACGCCATCAGCGGTACTTTTGGCATTACCTTCAGTCTTCACAAACATTGAACGGCGCAATAAAAACTTGTCAATGCAATCACCCTTTTCGACATCCTTTAGAGCAGCAATATGCCGCTGTTGTTGGGAGCCAGGAAACCGGGTGTTCCAAGCATGGAAATCAGGTATTACACTGTTTTCCAAACCAGGAAATAGCACATCAAAGTTGTTGCGCACCCATTTACGAAAACGATCGAAGAATTTTGAATCAAACTTCGAATCATCATGAAATGGTTGTGGTAATAATTGTCTTTGTACTAGAGCTGACGCAACAGAATGCGCAGAATTTGTTGGTACCACAGGAATAGAACAGGTAGCAACAATCCCTGCTGGCACGAACGAATTTGACGGACGGGCAGCAAAGGGCTCAGGTACGCTTATAGTAGCCGACGAATCGATTTTCATCTCTAGCAGATCCTCAACAGAAACAGGAGGATCGGTAGGAGGGAGCACCACGGGCGAAAGAGCGCCAACAGAATTTGAAGGAGGGTTCGAAGAACGGTCGATCAAATATCTATCAAAGACTTTTTCGGGGAGGGACTGCCGACGCATAGAGCGTTTGAGAAATCGGGCAATTTCGTATCCAGTTTTGACAGCCAAAACACCGGCGGATGCAGCCAAGATAGTTTTGAGAGTGGCAGCAATGCCAATTCCACAAGAACCACCAATGAGAGCACCACCAGCAATTATCACAGCTGCAACCTTTTTCAAATTCCAAACACGGTTATACTCAAACTTAAGAGCTTTGGTGTGGAGGGAAATGAGTGAAATGGCAGGCTTGATAATAGCATACATGGTTTTGGTTTCAAACTCCAGACCGTGCACAAAAGCGAGGCAGGCTGAAGCAAATACTGAATTTTCAAGATATTGCGATGGCATGTTAATCTTTTTAACTTTGGATCTGAGTGTGGTGAGAAGCTGCGAAAAGCTTTTGGTGTCGCGAACGCGTCCCATCATATACTGACAGGCATCTGAAACCAGTAGCTTGGGGGCATACATGGTAACGTCGTCTGCAGTAGACACAAAAATCCAAGAGTAAAACGAAAACAACTTTGTAGTGGGCGCGGAGAGGAAAGATCCAGGAACATTGATAGTAGGATTCTCCCCAAGCGGACCAGTGACAATGCTGCCAAAGTAATTGGTGTCTTGAAGGGCTGGTATAAAGGTTGAACTAGGTTCAGGAATAGAATCGAAATGTGAAAATGATAAAGTAAACATAATCACAACATGATCCGTCGTCTGAGAAACCTGAGTCCAACAAAGAGTTTGGTACTGTCCGAGAGCGATAGGATAAGAGCCATCACGGAGCCAGGAAAGATTGTTGTGCACATAGGGTTGTAAATTACCCTTGACATGCATAACAACTTCTGATGGCCCACGTACAATGAAATTGGCTTCACCGTTACCGAAGGTACCAAATGCATCATCGAAAGAGTGACAAACTGCAAACAACAACTTAGATTCAGATTTGTACACTAAGTTTGCAATATAGTCACGGTCAAGATAATACAATGAGTCGACGCTGAGATAGGCAGCAGGAACGACGCATTCACAGCTAAGTGCATCATGATCGCACGTCCGCGTTTCATAGCCGTGATTTACCTTGCGGCAAACATCAGCGGCTGATAAAACAGGATTGCACGAATGTACACGACGCCCGGAGTTCCCGTTATAACCGGGTTCACGGTGCCGCGCATGACGCGAGGGATTGCCGCCAACATCGACAATCCAAGCTGTATCAGGATAATTATATTTCCGTAATGTGGTGCGGAGGTGATCGTATGCTATCTTCTCCGCAACCTCCCGATCAAGATTTAATAGAGGATGCGGATGACCAGATGCTCCAGGTTTTACCGTAACCTGTGCATGGGGTGCCTTGCGATTTAAATACGCTAGGTCTTTTTGGGTTAGAAAGTTCCGAGACTCGATCTTTTGCCTAAGATCGGGCTGGACTTCCTGAACCTTACCAGTTTCCTTCACTGGTTGGGCGGAACCGACAACTCTGTCTTTCCACCCAGTGCGGGCCCGAGAGGGCCCGTTGGGGGCCACGGGCCCCCGAGCCCCCGGCGTTGCCGCCGGGGGTACCGCCATTGACGCGGTCGTACCTAGGATGGTGCTTTGGCTAGCCATGATGGTACTAAATCTAATATCGAAAGATTTTCTGAAAC